AGAACTGATTTCATACCTTTGGCGATTCTCTGCTCTTCTTCTTTTGTGCGATACGGAGCTTGAGCATCCTGATTATCGTATTTAATTATGCAACTCGCATATAAAGCCGATAGTCTTTTAATTGTTTCAGATTCCCATCCTGTCAAATGCAAGCCCGTTCTCGCCACAAAAGCGTCGATCTCTTGCCATGTCAGTCCGTGAACCCCTGCTCCGCTATTCAGAGCAACTCCAATTCTGCTCAATGTCTCGATGATATAGCCGAACGGCTCAATTTCTGGAAACCGTCCGGCTATCTCTTCGCTGTTCATCGTATCGATGCGCGACTGTTGTTTGTCTTTCGCTCGGGTTGTAAGCCAAGCCCATTGCTGAACATACTTCGTCAACAATGCCGTTATTTCAAAAAATAACTCGCTCGGTCTCCAGCCGCCTCCATTAATTGTTCAGCGATCCAGTTCCTTTTCTCATAAAGCATATTCGCGTTCTCTTTTGTGCATTTTAAAGATGCACCTTCAAACTCTACGTTTTTGCTCCATTTGATGGTTGCTTCTGCAAGTATTTCATACAAAGCCGATTCGAGAGCCGCGTTCGGGATCTTTCGATCCTTATAACGATTGGCGTTTCTGGTATTAACTCGCTTGGCGGCGTTTTGCCACGTTTGCGAATCTTTTCCTAAAACCGTAATCGTTAAATAATTACCCTCTTCGTCAACTAGATATTCACCACTTGCCGGATTCTGGAGTTTTACTTCAACCCCTTCTTCCGCCGCCGCTTGTAAATCAATGTTTGCCAAATCCATAAGTCACGCCCCGAAATATGATGTTTTAGTTTATGCCGCCACGTTGACCGGAGCTGTTGTTAGCTCTAGTACAATGCTGTCCGACTTTATGCTGTCAACGCCGCCAGCGTTAACTTGGAAACTCATCACTAGACCGGTGAAATAATCGTCCTCACCGTCTGGATAAGTAATCTTTACGGATACCTCAGTATCAGAATTTGCCGCCGCTTTAGCCGCAATTTGTCCAGCATCAGAGGCATCTGCCGCAAAATTTAGCGTAAGATTGCCATCATTTACTGAACCCTTTCGCTTTACAACGCGACGCTCGCCAAGCGGAGAATGAGTTACTAGATTAAAAACCGAACCGAATGCCGGTATCTCAGTGATCTCACCGATAGTTGCATAAGTTAATGCTTCATAACCGGCTTGATCGAAAGTTGCGGGAAGACCTGAGACGATGCTCAAAGTTGTACCCGCTGAAGTTTGAATTGCCATTGTTAATTCCTCTTAATTTGCCGCCGACTTAATGTTTTTAGCCAGCAAGCGGTTAAAATTTTGCAAGTTTTTCCGAACCATCCCGCTTGGAGCTTGCTTTGACCAGCCAAATTCCAAGCGTTCAATATACGGAACGTTATTTGTCAAATAATATAGATCACCGACTGCAACGCTAACATTTTGGTCGACATCTGCGATTGCTTTCGCTTCGCCGGATCTCTGATTATTTACAGCAATCTCCTTAGTCGCCCCGCGACCGATGGATGCTTGCCAGTTGCCTCTAGCACGTCCAGTATCCGCTGGCGTGTCCTTAATTATTGCCGTACTTACTTCGAACAAAGTCGCTCGAATTCCCTGATTGAGATTTCGAGCCATCTTTGATTCAATCTTCTTCCAATCAGAATCCCAGCTCAAACGATTGCCCTCCAGGAAATTGTCACTGGTACAGAATACCAGCCTTCTTCCGTTATTCCCTGCGCCATTGATGCGCTCACTATTTTAACTTTGACAGTGTTAAAAGTGTATTCAGCGCCACGCGGAAAATGAAGCATTAAAAGCCGAGCTTGTTCTTGAGCTGTGAATCTTCGATTACTCCGAGAATCATTGACTGTTATCTGATATAAGCCTTCGTAGTCATCTGCGCTCGAATGGCTCAAACCAACTGGATCCTTGATATTAGGAATAAACGCCTCTAATAAATAAAGAACTCCGTCTTCTGGAGTAAATGCCGCGTTTTCGTAAGCGATCGGCGGCTGTCCCGCAGTCTGGAACTCCTGCAATCGAGAGGATAAAGCCGTATTAATGTCTTTTTCTGCCGAACTCATATTCTTATCTGCACATTATAAACGATGTTTGTTCCCGCCGGACTCAAAGATTGAACTGACATAACTCGCCAGACTTTTGAATCAACGGTTACAGTCCACGCAACATCCGGCTCAACTGCGATATTGTTAATAATCAATAAAAGATCAGAAGCCAAAACCGTTGAGCCATTAACTTCTTCGTTTCCATAACGCCGAACTACTGCGAAAGCGTCGATTGTGTTGTTTGTTGCTGGTGTTGTGACCTGTCCGGTCGCCGGATCAATAACTTCTCCGACCTTATAGGCGAACGTGACCGTCTGCCCGTTATCTTTGAGCAATCTGGTCGCCGTATCTTGGAGAGAGCTGTAATTGATCCCCATATCAACCCCGAATCGTTCGGATGTTATTACCCATGCTTCCAGAAGTTACCAGCTTTCGCATTGCGTTGCCGATACTTCTAATAACTGTCGATATAGAAGCGTTATCCATGTATTCGATTTCGATAACGTCAACCTTCTCTCGTTTGATTGCTCGATCCACTGTCGATAACGGATCATTTCCGGCCATGATAGAAATGGCGATCGTGATCTGCGCGTCTTTCACTAGATCGGGTATTTTGTCGGAGTCTGTCAAATAACCGTCAATATATAAATCAGATCGCGGAAACTGCAACGACTGAGTTTCAAGATACTTTATTCCGCGAAATGGTTGCTGTTCGAAATAATCCATCGATAAAATCAACAACTGAGACTCGTCTCCGTATGTTCCGGAGATTGTAATATTACGATCCGCGCAGTATTGAGTGAACTCGGCAGTCGTTACATAACTGTTTGCGTTTGCGACGATCGAGCCGTCTTCAACGATTATTGTCGCCATCGTTTAGCTCTCCGATTTGAGCTTTCGGGTTTTCTTTGGTGTTACTTTTGGCTTTGCCGCCTTCTTTTCACCGAACAACTTCATTGTCTTCGGATCAAAATCTGATTCGTTAATCGTTATGCACTTTCCATCTCTGTCGATCTGAACTGTGGGTAATGGTTGCATTTTTGTTTTCCTTTAAGGATACGGAGCGCCCGAAGACGCCCCGAAATCACTTTTAACCAAGTAGAACAGCTATATGCTCTGGCTTGATGGCAGAAACACCCCAAGCAAGCGCAACTTCGAAATGAACTTGGCGATACTCTTTATACATTGATACTTCGAACGTAATGCCGCTTCGCGGATCTGTCATCAACATAACGTCTTCTGCAAGATCGCCTTCAACCGGTCTTGCTGGAGCGCGAGTTACTAGAACGATTGCGCTTCTGTTGAAAGCCATGTTTGCGGCGTAGTCGTTACCAACAGTCATTGCAACGCCTGAAGCAATCGCTTCCTGTAATCCTGGAGCGGCGATTGTTATATTTCCGCCAGACAATGCGCTAGTCACAAGATACTTGTTTGCGTCTCCGGCAAAAGTAACAACATCACCAGCAACAACAGTTCCAGTTCCGCCTGTTAAACCGATTACAGTTGCATCTTTTGCTTGAATTCCATCGGTAACATAGTTCGCGCCAGTTCCTTTGGTGTGAGCGTATGATTGAGCCGACTCTCGAATATCAAGTCCAGCAGTTGAAAGCATAACGCCCTGCCGAAGCATTGAGTCGTTACCCTGAACATCAACGCGGCTTTGTAGGCCAAGCATTGAAGCACCAGCCGCAGAACTAACAACTAACTGGTTGTTTGTTAACGGAGCGCCGTTGTCCTTTAGAATTTTAAGAGAACTGGAAGCGTCGCCGAAATCGCCAGCAGTTCCAAACGGAGTTGTCCCAGCAGTACCGAATGCGCGAGATGCCTCAACGTATAAGCCAGCAAGATCTGATTCAACTTCGTTGGTAAGAGTTCGCATCGCTTGAGCGAATTGATTCTGAAGAAGACTGTTATATCCGCCGCCAGTGTTCAAACCGCGTTGCTCTTCTCCGTTGTAACGAATAGGAACGCCACGCGACTTCGAAATGCTCAAAGTCTTGTTTGTTACAGTCTGATCGCCAGTGTCCGGCGCTTTCTGCGCTGGAGTGATATCAGCCGCCGCAGATGCCGGAGCAACCGCGCTTCGAATAGTTTGTCCTTTGGCCGCACGCTCCGCATTCGCGTCGAGTGTTACCGCTGGTATCATTCCGACCAATTCACGCGAGACAGTATCAAGCGCTTCATAAAGATCGGGAGTTAAGTTTGTTAATGTATTAGCCATGTTTTTTTACCTGTAAGATTAGTCTGAGATGATGCCGCCGTCTTTAATGAACTGCATCTTTTTAGATGCCGCCATATTATCAAAGTCGGCTCGATTAAGTGATTTCGTGGCCCCGCCACTTGCAGAACTCGTCGCACCTCCCCCAGAGGCAGAAGAGCCGTCAACCAAAAACGGATATTCCTTTGCGAGATGGTCCATTAACGCCGAAGAATCAACTTCCATTCCTCCGACTAAGAATTGAACCTTATCGCCGTCATGCCGAGCATACTTTGAAGCATAGTCGGCAAGAACCTCCGCTCTTTTTGCGTCGGATTTCGCCAAATGCGATCCGATACTGTGAGCGGCGATATTAATGTCTTTTTGCTGGATCTTTGTCGTGAACTCTTGCAACTCTTTATCCTTCTCTGCAAGTTGAGCCTGAGCTTGCTCCCAGAGATTTTTGAATTCGCCCTTTTCTTGAGCTGTACTTAATTCTTGTTGCTGTTTCTGCGACTCTAATTCTTTTGCGCGTCGCTTTGCGTCTTTCGCTTCGTCCATTAACTGCTGAACTTTTACTTTGAGACCGCTGGTATCCTCTTGTTCTGGAATACCTTCGACTCGCAAGATATACCGATCACCTTCCTGTTTGTATAGTTCTTGAACTGATTCGTCGATTTCGTTTATATCTTCGACCGCGTATTGTAACCCCATTGTGTTGTACCCCGTACAATTATGTCACCCCGTGACGTTTCGCCGATTATATCACTTTTTGGTAAAAGTAAACACAATCGACCCGTTTTTACTTGACATCGTTTTCCGGCGTTATGTCATAAAGATCTTTCAAGATACCGAGAACGCCTTTCTCGAGTTTTGGTAATTCTTCTGCAACCTCTAGCGCATTATCGAGCGAATAATAAACATCTGACGGGCCAAGAGGTTCGGGAATATTATTTATTTGGGAATTTTGTTTTGTAGATTTCAATGATTGTATCTCCTAATTCTTGAGCGATTGGTCTTGGCTTTGGATTGTTTTTATATTCGGCGTAAGCCTCAGCAATAAATTCGGCCATGTTTTTATTGGCGTATCCACTTAACTGTTCGGCTACGTTTTCTTTTGCGCTGTTTTGCATTGAAGCCCGAGCCGCTTTTTTCGATATATCTTTTATTTTTTGGTTTTTTCTCAGATCGAGAAGAAAATCTAATTGATGACCCATCTCGTGATCGATTGTTGATCTGATCGTATCCGCTCCAACCGGATGAAATCCGGTTGCTTGATCTCTTGCTAAAGCATCTTTAAATTTTTGAATATTATTCTTTGAACCCCATTGTTCGCCGACAACAATTCCATCAGTTCCTTCAAAAAACTTTTTGTGAACAGGGTTTGATTGAACTGGTTGGG